AGCAAAAAGAAATACACTGCCAGTGTGATTAAACGGCACAGTGCCTCGATCTTTAACTACAAGTTTACATCCGTTAGGATTCCAAATACCTATGTTTACAGCATTTAAACTATATTGGTTACCATCAGTGTGTGGTAAAATGTATCCACCGGGTTTAACTTTCATAAAACGAACACGATGATAAACATCATATGGAAAATACTCTTGTAGCCAAAACTTTGTATAAGGAGCATCTATGTCTGTCCAGTCATATGGCACATTTCTACTTGACAAGTTCCTATATTCCGTATATACTTCATAATGATCCGTATGGCTCTGACTAATACCATGAATACAAACACTGGACCAACCGCTACTGTTATTATCCCTATGTTCGTGATAAGTAGCACGTTCGGCTTCAGTAGCAAGCATTGGCCACTGTGCAGGTATGTAAAGAGGAACATAAGGAAGGTTACTTTCAGTAACAATCCATTCGTAATCGGCATCAGCAGGAAGTTGACTGGTGTCAAATGTACACTCAGAGTTACTGGAAATAAATGTTTCAAGTTCTGTCACAAAACTATTTACCGCATTACAGGTAGTCTAAATACAATTAGAGGATACAATGAAATTTAAAGTAAGTGAGATATTTTACAGTCTACAAGGTGAAGGTAGATTTACTGGAGTACCCAGTGTATTCCTAAGACTGTTTGGTTGCAACTTTGAATGTCCAGGCTTTGGGCTTCCCAAAGGTGAAAAGACAGACGAAGTTAACAAAATAATTAAGTTAGTAGAGCAAGATCCAGACAAGTATAAGAAGTTAGAAGACTTGCCACTAGTTACAACAGGTTGCGACAGTTATGCAAGTTGGCATCCAAAGTTTAAAAAGTATTCGCCAACATACGACATAGACACACTTGTTGGTCGATTAACTGACTTAATTCCCAACAACACATGGCAACAAGACAACGGTAGCGACATACACTTAGTAGTTACTGGTGGCGAACCATTGTTAGGATGGCAACGTATATATTCCGAATTACTAGAACATGATCAAATGCGTAACTTGAAGAACATTACGTTCGAAACAAATGGTACACAGAGATTACACGATGACTTTAAAATCTTCTTCCACAAATGGAAAGAAAACAATCACAACTATCATAACATAACATTTAGTGTTAGCCCTAAACTAAGTGCTAGTGGTGAAGCGTGGGAGGACGCTATACTGCCAGATGTTGTTGCAGAGTATTCCTGGATCGGCAATACATACCTAAAGTTTGTAGTAGAGAACGATCAACATATGGCTGAAGTAGACGAAGCAGTTAATGCATACCGTAAAGCAGGAGTAAATGGCAACGTCTATATCATGCCTGTTGGTGGGGTAGCAGAAGCATACAACCAAAATAACAAACGAGTAGCCGAATATGCACTAAGTAAGGGTTACAGATACAGTCCTAGATTGCATGTAGACATCTGGGGTAACAGTTGGAGTACTTGATGTTTGATAAAATTAAAAACGTATTTAAAAAGAAAGAAGAACCTAAACCTAAGCAACGCAAGTCTAAGAAGTCTGAAAAAGACATAGCAACGGATAAGAAAGAACCTTGGGTAAACGTATTACAAGTAGAACTTGATCCTGAAAATCCGGGTAACGGCAGTTTTGAACTGGACTGGAATGACTACTTTGTTGCAAAACTTGTTAAGTCGGGATATCAAGGTAAAACAGACGAGGATATTGTTGACAACTGGTTCCAAGATGTGTGTAGACATGTTGTACTAGAAACTTATCAACAGTATGATGCAAACAACACTGGCGACCGAGTAAACAAAAAAGACTTAGGTGGCGGAAGGACAGAATACAATTAACATGGGCATGGTACCTAAATACTATGTGACAGAAACAGGTAAATGGGACACATGGTTTGCATGGTACCCAGTGCGAACAATAGATGGTGCACGTATTTTTTGGAAGAAGTGTTATCGTAGATATGTAAGGTACACACCACGTTTCGCTGGTAACAAAGACGGTTACGAATACGCAAACATTTTTACAATAATTAAAAAATGATATTATACACAAACGGTTGTAGCCATGTGGCGGCAGGTGAGGCTTTAAATACTGCCTGTTTTGCTGAAGATGATTCAAGATACTTTTACCTAAAACGTAAACCACATCCAGAAAATTTAGCAGTTAGTTTTAGTGCTGTACTAGCCAAGTTATTACAAGCAAGACTATACTGTGATGCAGAAAGTGCCGCCAGTAATGATCGTATACTAAGGACAACTCAGGAGTTCCTCAAAGGACACTATAAGAAGCAAGTCAATGAAGATGTATTTGTGTTAATAGGTTGGACTACCTGGGAACGTGAAGAATGGCTACACGAAGGCGAATATTACCAAGTTAATAGCAGTGGTTTAGACAGACTCCCTGAACCATTGCAGTTAAAATATAAACAATGGATTATAGATACAGCCACTAACTGGTATGCACATCAGCAAAAATGGCACCAAAAAGTCTGGGACTTACATTGTGAACTAAATGAACAAAATATTAAACACTTGTTTTTTAATAGTCATATATCATTTAGTTTAATTAATGACCGTAAAGACTGGGGCAATAACTACGTAGATCCTTACACAGAATCTCGAACATATTTTAACCTATTGAACACAAAAGGATTTAAGGTAAGGCCAAGTCCAGCCTCTGAAGCAGGCGGCGGACATTACATGGCAGATGGGCATCAAGCATGGGCACATCATTTATTACCACACTTGACAAAAGTACTGAGTGAGCCTATAATATAGGCTATGAGATACTTAATAGTCGACTTAGCAAATACTTTCTTTAGAGCCCGCCATATTGCACATCGTGGGTCAGATCAATGGACCAAACTAGGCTTTGCAGTACACCTAACATTAGCTAGTATTGCCAAAGCCTGGAGAGACCAAGCCGCTGGACATGTAGTAATTTGTCTAGAAGGTAGAAGTTGGCGTAAAGACTTTTACGAACCATACAAAAAGAATAGACAAGCGGCACGTGATGCTTTAACAGAAGCAGAGGCAGAAGAAGATCAACTGTTCTGGGATACATTTGATGATATCAAAACATTCCTCACAGAAAAGTCTAACTGTACTGTTATGCGACATCCGGAACTAGAAGCAGATGACTTAATTGCTGGATGGGTACAAGCACACCCCGGTGACCATCATACTATTGTTTCCAGTGACACAGACTTTCAACAACTACTATCAGAAAACGTAAATCAGTACAACGGTATTACAGATCAGCTTTGGACTACTGAAGGTGTATACGATAAGAAAGGTGATTTAGTTATAGATAAGAAAACTAAAGAGCCTAAAGAAGTTAACCCTAAGTGGATGTTGTTCGAGAAGTGTATGCGTGGTGACACAAGTGATAACGTGTTTTCAGCATATCCTGGTGTGCGTAAAAAAGGCAGTAAGAATAAGATTGGTTTGTTAGAAGCATTTGAGGACAAAGACAAGAAAGGCTTCAACTGGAATAACATGATGTTACAACGTTGGACAGACCACAACGGTGAAGAACACAGGGTGTTGGACGACTACAACCGTAATGTAACACTTATTGACTTGACTGCGCAACCAGATGACATTAAACAAAAGATAGCAGAAACTATTGCTGAAGCAAGCGAAGTGAAGTCTGTAAGTATGGTAGGCGCAAAATTCCTTAAGTTCTGTGGTAAGTACGAATTAAACAAACTATCAGATGAAGCGCAGAGATATGCAGATTTACTAGGAAGCCCATATCCCAACTAAAACTAAATACTTTTATGTTTACATCAATTAAAGTAGGAATAATCATAGCAATCGTTGCCGCAGTTGGCGGCGGAGCGTTATATGTTAAGAACTTACGTTCAGACTTAGAAACCTCCAGAATAAATCAGAAACTTCTCGAGCAAACAGTAGAAGAGCAAAAACAACTGTTAGCAGTAAAAGAGAAGGATATCGCTCTGCAAAAAGAAATTAGCAAAGAGCTTGAGGCAAGTAAAAAAGCCAGCTAA